CTTGGATCTTGTCCCTAAAGGAGCCCTGGTCAAATGTACAGTCCTGAGGAATCTTCTTTAAGACCCGATAGGACCAGGAGTGTAAAGGTCGTAAGACGGTCTGAGACATATAGTCCAGTTCCGCCACGACCCTAACCTTCAGTTCCTTATCTGGGAAATAAACAATTTTCCTCTAATGAGTCGAGGTCGGTTTGACCGTGCTCGAAAGAGCACGGACAACCCGAACAATCGGTTCATTATTCAATAAGAGATCAAGTCTCTCACTAAATGCAGATCCTCCAAGCAGTTTTAGGTTTTCAATCTAAGCTGCGGGAAGGAAATACACTTCGTGAAGACTTGATGCCAGAGCGTGACCTATTGGTCCCGCTTTGGAACTAAAGTGGAATTTCTTCCATTTTAGACTCTTAGGGACTGAATTTGTGCCAATGTGGTAGCCTAGATCACTCCAGAAAGACATCAACCCAAAAGTATCATAAGCCTTACTCCTTAATGGAGGACTTGTGATAGTTTTGAAGTTGGCGTCCTTCCCGAGACTTAGAGCCCTAGTACTGAATAGCACAGTCTACAGGTAGCGTAAAACTACGGTATCTGTTATGACCTACTGTTCCTACTTAGGCCCCTAAGCTCTAGGCCACCCCTTTTGGGTGCAACTCACACCGGCCACCTTAAGGCCGTCACGGGACAGGAAATGTAATAGCTGAACCCTGATTCCTTTACAGGATTCAAGGGCTGCTATTATACCTCGTGTCCGAGTGACTTTCCGCAGGTGATCGATGATCGGGTGAAATAACTCTAACCTAATGGTAGAACTCGGATTGAAAACCCGGGCCTACCAGCATAAAATTGCTGGAATTACAGACCACAGGTTTGTAGGACTAATCCGGAAAAATTTCCGGGTTGTTCTTACGAACTTTGAGTTTATAATTTTAGTAACTTTATGGTAGTAGAGTTGCAGCCACTTACTCCCTGACCGGCTTCCATAACCTTCCTATGAGTTTACTTATAGGTTAGGGTGTTAGCCTGTTATAGTAGGTAGTCCGCAACAGACTACTACATGGTCAGTTACTTCCCTCGGTCTCGGTCCCTAAAGTCAATCAGGCGTAACTTCCTGATCGACCAGGGAATCCAGATGACATGGTCATTGATCGGTACTCTTTCGAGTCCTATGATTGAACATCATGCCAACTGGTTTCTCCCTGGAGACAAAGTGACTGTGGGCCGTGTTACGGGACGTGGAGAAATCCACGCGTGTCTCGGGGTGACCGCTAGGT